CCGATGACAGGAATAGGAATAAGTGTTCCAAGTAATCCACCAACAGCAGCACCCAAACCTTTCATTAGTGCCTTAGCAGGAGGTTCTCCAGCAAGTAAAGAGGAGACTGCAACAATTAGAGGACCAATGATCGGTATCTTGCCAAAGATACCTTTCACTGCTTTTAGACCTGCCTTACCAAGAAACTTAGTTGCTAATCTACCAGGAATTTTTCTTAAACCACCTTTTGCTACGCGACCTTTTGCTGCTGTTCTTGATGCTAATGAATCAGCACCTGGTCTCTTAATAATTTGACCTTTCTTTAAAGCCCTATCAACAGCTGCTTTTGCTTGAGATGGTGTCTTGCCATTGTTTAATGCGTTCTCATATATTTTTCTTGCACCAGGACCAAATTTTCTTTGGATATTTCTGATGCGTGCATTCCTGACTTTATCTGCTGGTGTTGGTGGTTTTCTCGGTCCACCACCTTGACCCGGTTTAGTCCCTGGCTTCCTACCTCTATCTCTGCGATCAGGTTTGAATGCCAGTTGTGCCGCAGCAACAATTAAAGCGGCATTGAACAGATTACGAATACCTGCTAAGAAACTATCAAACTTTTTGAGACCCTCCTCTCCATACTTCTCAGTGACCCATTCTTTTGTGCTATCAATTAAACCATATCCAGCTTTGAGGAAAGTTCCCAAACCATCAAGGACACCTAAGGTTAAATCAATAGCTCCCTCAATTGTATTTCCAATGAGAGGGACTATGGGATTAATCTTTCCAGTCTCATCTACAAGACGAGTGAGGACAAATCCTAATAGAGTATTTACAAAAAAGTTTTTTATCCTATCAAAGAAAGGAACGGGAGGTAAGGAAAGTTTCTTATCCTTATCATCCTTCTTATCTTTCTTCTCTAGTTTTTTCTCACGCTTATTTCTTGCTGCTGCTCTCTCTCTTTTATTTTTATCATTCTCTTCTTTCTTTTCAGCAGCAAGAGAATCCTTAAGGATTTTGTTAACCTCAATTAACTTTACCTTTGCCTCTAAGAATTTTCCTTTTTTTGGAACAAGTTTATCAGGACTAATCGTTGTAGTCTTTGCCTTTACTATTGCTCCTCCCGGTGCTGTCCCTGGTAATAGTTTCATAACTTATTAACCAACTCCCAGGACTTGTGCCTTTCTAGAGTCTTGCATCGCAGAAGCATTAAGATTTGGAAGAGATACAGATGGACTCGGTGTGCTCGGTGCCGGACCATCCACCAGTAATTTAAGACTATCAAAGAATTCTTGTCTTTGTGCCATGGTAAGTGGTGTTATCTTTGCTTTTGGTTTTGTAGAGGTCATACTTCCATCATAACTACCGCTACCACGAGTTGATCCAGGATTACTTCCACCACCAGATGCAGTCGTTGTTGACAGATCAACAGCAGGTCCACCCTTTCCTATGAGTTTTTTCCAATGTTGTGGTGGATTTGATGGTGCAGGATCATTCTTACCAACCTGTGAAGTGTAGTGATAAAAATTACCTCTGTTTGAGAACTTAATATCACCTTTACCCATATTCCCATACTGACTGGTTCCTTTAAAGTCAGTTCTACCATTCAACTTTTTCATTGCATCAACAATACTTGCTTGACCCTCAGGTGATCCAAGTTTCTTTGCAAGTTCTGGATCATCATATGCTTTACCAGTATATACTGCTTCAAACTGACCTGATTGCTCTCCAACTGCTTTAATTGTACTAGGCCACTTCGGATCCATCAATCTGTTCAGGACAGCAGCAGCAACACCATATTCATCTGCAGTGCCTCTCTGTGCTTCCATACTAACGATGTATGCAAGGTCTCTGAAATCTTGATTTGTTAATTTTAAGGAATTGTTACCGCCACCACTAGATTCTTTAGCACCAGGACTTGCTTTGATATTTGGAGGACTTGAAAGCATTGAACTAATTGCTGCAGCATCATAATCGTTTATAGGATTTCTTCCACCAGGTTCTGTGGATGGATCCACACCAGGACCACCACCTTGAGAATATCCAAACAGACCATTATTCATAAGACTTGGAATACCAGAACCTCCACCAGCAGAGTTCATGGATTTCATTGTATTCATACCAAATTTGCTAACAGCACCTCTACTCATAACAAACTCACCAGGAGTTAGCATAGCAGGGACTGTATCTTTAGTTCCAGTTCCAGGAACTCTACCACCAGTGCTGAAAGGTATGATACTCTTCGCGAAGTTACCAACTCCCTCCAAGTTATCATCTAGTTGAGTCTTACCCTCTGCTGCTCTCTCTGGATCTTTGGATTCTTGCGTTCCAGTATATGCTGCATATCCAAGAGCACCAATGCCTGCAACTGCAAGTGCTGCCATAGGATTCTTGCCAGCAAATCGAAGGAGTGATGTTGTTAATTTAAGTATTTTTGGTATGAAGAAAGTTACTAATCCAACAAGACCTCTTATAAATCCACCAAATCCTGTTCCGAATAGAATATATGCAGCTAAGAGAGCAGGCCAAGTATCCTTTAAGAATCTACCAATGGCCTTCAAACTATCTTTATTCTTGTCATCGCTGAACCAATCAACAAGTTTTACAAGAAGTCTTCCTATGAAGAGAGTGAATAGAAACTTGAGTAGTCTATCAAATATACTCTTTACTGGTTTTAATACTTTCCCTACTGCTTTTCCTAATGCCGAGAACCCCTTATTCTCTAACTTATCTTCAGAGTCAGATCTTCTCTTTCTTTCTTTATCTTTTTTATTCTTTGTAGCAACTTGCTTTTTAAACTTTTGTTCTTGTCTAAGAGTTTCTAATATGGAATCAATACCCTTCAACACATCATCTAAGTTTTCCTGTGTCTTCTCTGACACTGGTGATTTAACAAAAGATTGTGCTGGCACTCCTGATGATTTTACAATCGCTCCACCGCCACCACCAGGTAGTGATACACCAGGACCACTCATTGATGGTCCTGCTTTCTTTTCTAATACTTTATTAACGAACTTCTCAAAGTTTATCTTATCGTTTCTCTTTTTAAATCCTTCTTTTCTCTCAGCAGGTGTTAATTTTTGGCCATTAATAGTTCCCTGCCCAGTGATTTCATCAACATACTGCTGATATCTTTCACCGAAAAACTTTGATCCTGAGAGTAGTTTAGTTGAACGCATTTTGTTGTTTGTTCTTTAGTTCCTCTTCTTCAAGATGTTGTTGTAGCAGGGCAACATAAACGTCTCGTTCCCAAGGCATCATGTTTTCAATTTCTGTTAAACTATATTTATGGTATTGCATCAAGGCAAAATTAAGTTGAAAATAGTTTGACAGATCCATGTGCACCATACCTAAGCGAAAAAAGACGATAACCCTTCTAGAACAATTTCACTTTGAACCTTGGTATTGGGGTTCTTAATCTTTACCTTATGAGATAGTTTAGGCATTGTTTCAAAGAACTTCTCAATGTCCTTGAACTGGGATGAATTCATCGACTCAAGGAAGTCTGTAATTTCTTTCTTCGTACAATCCTCAGCAATCCAAATATCATCTTCAGTGTAGATCTTATCAATGCAGGAAGCAATAAGATCAAATGATTGATCCATTACACTCTTGTCATCAAAATCAAAATTGTTTTTGATAAACTGCTCAAGAGATGGATACTTCATCTCCATCATAATACTCTTATCAATCTTAATTTGATTGGTGTGATCTTCGTTCTTTTGAACTTTGATGTCATCCAAATTAATAACGGTAGAGACTTGTGTCTCCTCATCATCTGGGCAAACAAGATTGACTTCAATCTCCTCACCAACAGACTTACCACGAATGTTAAGGAACAGGTATTCAATATCAAATGTAGGTAGAGTTTCTACCTTAATACCCTTGGTAAGAATACAGTTTTTAATAACTGACTTGATGGCAGTTGTAATTTGTTTTGTATCCTCACTCTCAAGAGCGATGACAAGCACCTTCTCTTCTTTTACAAGGAAAGGTCTATATTGAATTGTTTGTTCTGTTGATGGCAACTCAAGTTCATATGTGGGAGTCGCAATTTTTGGTAAAGGCATAATATCTTTATAAAGATTTCAGTATGATTATTTATCGTGGTTATCCACCAATGAGTGTCTCTACAAATCCACCCCCGGCGATAGTTCTAGCATCATCAGAGGATAACCCAGTGTCATCAACGAGTGCCTGAGCATTAATCGCACCCTGAGTTGCTATCGTAAATGGAGTGGTGCTATTATAAACATCAGGACCAATTATACCAGCACTGATACCACTATCAAATGGAATATCTGGACGCTCAATATTTAAGGAGGTATTTAAACCATCACCGGCACCACCAGCAGATGCAGGAGTTGCACTTACAGGAGAATTAATCCCCTTCAGTATATAACGAATGTAAGACATGGACACCTGACATTTTAGCAAAGAAGATGCATCATAGGAAACAGACATTGATGATATTGCCAATGGAAAGCTTCTAACAAATTCATATTCCAAAACTGATTTATAATCCTTCTCAAACTTTCTTACGATTAAACCCTGATCAGAAATGTAATCATCAGGATACTTAACCCTATATGCATAATTCTTTCTTATAGTTTCTTGAGGATTCTCATTCATAATATATTGAATCCAGGTTTCAAAGAATTTGATGGGGATATAATTTTTGGCATCAACATAAAAAGTCAAGTCAAGTCTGTCATCAAATAATCTTCTGTAAGCATGCTTCTCAGTAACACCAGTTCTATCATTTGTCAATTCTAAAGTTGTCAACTGAGATCCTGGTAGAGATGCCTCTGAACACATTAGATTAAGTCTCTCTTGGTTTATTCCCAACACAGACTGAAGATCCTTTGGTATGCCAATCACCACCTCAAAATGAGAAGTCAGTGCCGGACTTAATAATTGTGATTTAATTTTTGAGACTGACAGTGGGGTTGGCATTTATAAATACTATTTGACCTTGTATATTATGTATAAGAGAAATGGGAGAAAGTGTAAAGAGTAAATATAAACCGTCATACCCAGAAAAATATAAGGGCAATCCTAATAATATTATATGTCGTAGCACTTGGGAACGCAAGTTCTGTCATTGGTGTGATCTAAATCAAAACATCCTCCAATGGGGAAGCGAGGAGTTTCATATTCCATACATCTCTCCTGTTGATAGAAGAGTTCATAAGTATTTTCCAGACTTCATTATAAAAGTAAAAGAGAGCACAGGTCAAATTAAGACTTATGTTATTGAAGTAAAACCAAAGAAGCAAACAAAACCTCCAGTAAAAAGAAAGAGAGTAACTAAATCATACATCTATGAATGCACCACTTGGGAGATTAATCAGGCAAAGTGGAAAGCTGCAAAGGAGTTTTGTGATGACAGAAGAATTGAATTTAAGATCATCACCGAGAATGAACTAGGAATCAAATGAATCGTCTAGAGGGAAACACTATTAATAATGGCACAAATGATCAGGAAGAAATGATGCTAGAGATCATGGAGTTA